CTATTGTATTTTTACAGATCTTGATAGAAAGAAATAATGCACTAATACAGAAAGAAATAATAAATGAAGAAGAATATATGTATAGACTTAAGACAAAAAAAGGCAGATTAAACAGCATAGCTAGATTTAAAGACAATTTATATTTATATAGAGAATATTTCAGCCCAAGCAATATTGATTTTTTAAATAATAAAATAGCCGACTTGAAAACGAGATACAGGCTTGATGAGGGCGAAATAATCGAACAATAACTTGCACGTTATATAAAACTATGCTATAATATATTCATAGAGGCAGTGATATTAGCCAAGCAAGCGAGGTTTTCGCTTAATTAGAGGACGTGCGTACGAACGTTCTCTTTTTTTATATTCAATATACCTTTAAAATCGATTTAAACACGTCTAATCGCCACGTAGCGCGATTTATTTATTAAATTGATATATTTATATTAGGAGAGATAAAAATGAATGATAAAACGAATTTAAAAGTAGCCCTATATATGCGCTATTCTTCTTCGGCTCAGTCAGAACAATCAATCGAAGGACAAGAAAGAGTTTGCACCGAGTTTTGCGAGCGTGAGAATTACACCATAGTAAAGAAATATATAGACAGAGCAACATCCGCATTCAAAGATGCAGATAAAAGAGTACAGTTTCAAAAGATGATAAAAGACAGCGAAAAAGGCTTGTGGGACGCCGTTATAGTCTATAAACTAGATAGATTCGCCCGTAATCGCTACGATTCAGCGACATACAAAACAAGGCTTAAAAGAAACGGCGTAAAATTAATATCCGCAACCGAAGCTATTTCAGACGACCCTGAGGGTATAATCTTAGAAAGTATACTTGAAGGCATGGCAGAATACTATTCAAAAGAGCTATCTCAGAAAGTAAAAAGAGGTATGAAAGAAACAGCGCTAAAGTGCCATTCTTGCGGCGGAACAATTCCACTAGGCTATAAGATTGAGAATAAAAAATATGTAATAGATCAAGCAGGCGCTAAGATAGTACAAGAAGCCTTTGATTTATATAATAAAAACTATCCAATCATCGATATATGTAAAATCTTTGAAGATAAAGGCTATAGAACAGCGCAGAATAAGAAATTTACGAAAAGCAGCTTTAATATCATGCTGAGAAATAAAAAATACATGGGCGTATATAAATACGGCGATATAGAAATCGATGGCGGCATTCCAGCCATCATCAGCAAAGAAACATTTAAAAGGGCTCAAGATAAATTAGAAAAACAAAAACTAAAACAAAGGAGAGGAAGAGCAAAATTGACATACTTATTATCACAGAAATTATTCTGCGGCGAATGTGGAGCGCAGCTCATAGGCGAGAGTGCCACAGGAAGACATGGTAAAACATACTACTACTACACATGCGGCAGCGTTAGAGGCGCCGATAGTTGCAAGAAAAAGAGAATGAAAAAAGAATACGTAGAAGACATCGTCTTTGAAAAAGCTATGAAACTATTAACGCCAGAAACGATTGATGAATTAGCTGAGATGGCAGAAAATCAATGTATAAAAGATATAGAACAAGACACAGTCGTTCCTGCACTACAAGCAGAAATAGACGACGTAGATCGCGCTATAAATAATCTTTTAAAAGCACTACAAGACGGCGTAGCAACTAAGACAATCACTATGAGAATAAAAGAACTAGAAAGCCAAAGAGAAGACCTTGAAAAGAGAATAGTTGAAGCAAAGAGCGAGTTCGTAGTTCTTGAAAAAGAACATATAGTTTGGTGGCTTAATAGATTTACAAAAGGCGATAAAAATGATGAAAGCTTTAAGAGAAATATCCTAGACATGCTGATTAACTCAGTTACGATTTACGACATGGAAAAAGGCTATAGGTTCGTAATCGCCTATAACCTCAACAGCAATAAATCAGAGACGTTTGAAGTTTCGTCTCAAAGTTTTAATGGCGCGCCATTATCAACTTACACGAACCACTTCTTTGCATACGGATCAATATATGTTAGCGTTTTTGATGTAGCTAACTAAGTATATGTAAAATGTCAATACTTTTCTCAACTCTTCTCAACTTTACTCAACTCTTAAGAAATCGTATAAAATCAATGTTTTCTCCAGATAAATTAAATTTTACATATTTCTTCTCAACTCTTCTCAACTCTTCTCAACTCTTCTCAACTTTTGACTTTTCTGCAATAAAAAAGAGGGCGCTATTGTGCGCCCTTGCTTCTCTTAATTATTTTGCATCGTTTATTTCTTGCTTGTTTTCTTCTCTGGCCTTGTCGACTGCTGTTTCTCCTAAGATATACATTGCCATCGAGCCTATCGCTCCGACGAGTGCGACTATCTTTTCTGTAGTTCCAGCGTCTGCATTTGTGAAAGCTATTACGCTGACTGCTAAGCCAGTGATAGCTGCCCACATTTTTCTGCTTGACAATTTTTGAGCCCAGTTAATTTTGTTCAAAATCTTCATCTCCTTTTAAATCTTCTTCGCACCCGCAGTCTGTGCTGTCGTCTGAGTGCTTAATTTCTTTGCCTTTAATAAAAGCGAGACCCCATAGCTCAGCAGTTGTAAAGCCGAACCAAGAGACTACGAGGCTGTCGCTTACTGCGTAGCCTCTATAATTGATGTATAGCGCTGCAATACAAAATAGCGTGTTGATTGCTATAATAAAGGCTACGATTATTTTGCTAAATTTCATCTGACTATGATCTCTTTAGTTGCAGAGTTCCAGTCAACTTTATGACCAAGTTTTTCAAATAGTTCTCTGGCGCTTACGTAGTTTTTATTATCTACTAATTTGCCTTCGACTTCGATTTTCTTGCCATTGTAATCAATTTTAACTACATTCATTTTTTGTCCCTCCATCGACTTTAAATCTCTTATAAGTCTTTGCCATGGAAATTTTGGTCCAGGGCAATTTGGCTTTTCTTTTGGCGCTATTTCGTAGTGACCAACAATATGTTCACGATCTATACGTATGTCATAGCCGTATAGTCTTTTGATAGTGTCTATAATATATTTGTGTAGCCATAACGTCGCTTGATATTGTTCCTCTGTGAGTGCTCCACATCCATCTTTATAGCTAAAGCCTTCATGTTCGATTGAGACTGTATACATATTTGCGTTGACTACTTTAGCTTGTACTATAGGATTAGTGCTGCGCTTGTAGTAGTACTTTTTCTTGTCGTCTTTTGATTGTGTGCCATTGCACCAAGCGGCGTCTTGTATATCTACTAACTGATATATTTTGCCTAGCCTAGTGACTAGAAAATTAGCCGAGGCTTGCGACTTAGGATTGCAAAGCCAGCTAATAGAGCCCATGGCAAGACCTTCGGTGATGTGATTGACTATCATGATAGGTATTTCTCCGCCTCTGCCATTGTAGTGATTAGGGCTCATCCTCTTAATTATTTTTCTTTCCATCTAAGCACCTACCTATTCATTGCCTGTTGAATTAAAAAGATGATGAGACCAATCCACGCTCCTATGACTAAGTTTGTAAAGTGCTTAACACTTTGAGCTATTTCGTCCACTTTTTGCGTTAAATTGCTTATTCTCTCATCAATTGTATATCTATAATGTTCTAGCTCGTCTAGTCTTGATGAATGATTATCTAATCTCTTATCGTGCGCTTGTATCTTTTCTTCTACGTTTTTTCTATAAGTTTCGCATTGTTTGTCGTCCATAATAATCACCTACTCAAAGAATATCCCTTGCTTCATTTTTTCTACTTCTTTTTCTACTTCTTTTCTAAATCTCTTTGGTATTTCCTCAATAGTTCTTAATTTTCTAAATACTATTAAAGCATACATTCTAATTCTCGCCTTCGACATTAGTATCGTCTCCTTTCTCATCTTCCACAGGTTTTTCAGGTTCTTTAGACGCTGTAGGCTCGCTTGTAGTCTTCTTATCTGCATCTTGCGCCTCACTTAATTCTGCAACTAACACCAACAGTGTATCTATAGACTTTTGCAATAAGTCTATATCCTCAGCATTTTCAGCTGTCATTGTTAACGCTGCATCGCTAAGGTCCCTTAAATTCTCCGCCGATGGTATAAACTCCACCGCGCCCTTTACTTCAGCCTCTTTAAGTATTGTAATCATCACATCACCCCTTATCTATAGCTATATCCAATCGCGTTTAAGTAACTATCGCCTGCATCCTTGCCTCTTACTACCTCAACCTTTAATCCAAACGCCCATTTTGATGCTGTTTTACTAGTATTTTTGATAGTGTATATCTTTTCTAACATGTCAGTAACTTCTTCCCACGCTGGTGCTGTATCGTTCGCATTGTTACATACATATACTTTAAACGTTGATTTTTCATCAATCTTACGTGATACCGATACTATCGCTTGTGTTGCGTTTTTCGCTGTGTCCTTTTTAAATACATATCCGCAGCCGTTTATAGTCTTTTTAAATGTGACAATCTTAGATGATACACCGCCGTTCGCATCGGTCGCCTCAATCTTGATGGATATTTCTCCAGCTGGTATCTTTGCGAAATCAAGTTTTGTAAATGTGTATTTTTGCTCAGTATTTAGCGCAACGCCCTTTTTATAATCAAGAACCCTTGAACCGAAAAGCACTCTTACATTGCATTTATCGCCCTCAGCATCAGTCACTTTATAAGTAAAGCTAAATGGCTTATCTTGCTCGCCGAATATTGCCTTATCAATCACTATTTCAGGTGCGCTGTTTATCCTTGCGAACGTATATCTTCTATAGCTTGTCGCCTTGCTATCAGTCGCAGATATTTCTATCTCGTTTCTAGCGTTAAGTGCAAGGGCATTAAATCTAACCGCATCAATCTCGATCTCGTAGTTACTATCTAATTTAATATTATTAATAGTTTTAAGTATAGAACCATTTAATTTAGCTACTACATTTACAGTATCGCCGTCTTTATCAGATACACTCAGATTTATCTTAAAAGGTGCTTTTTTACCTCCTAAATCTTCGTCACGTCCTGATATTTCTGGCGTGCTATTGTTAGTAACTGTGATAATATTTGACATTCTATAGCTACTTTCTTTGCCATAGCTGTCGTACGCTCTAACTCTGTATTGTACAGTATTTGAGCCCACGACAATAGTATCAGATAGGCTTCTTGACGAGCCCTTATATATTTGCGTAAATCCTGCATTATCAGTCTTTTTCTCTAAGATGTAGCCCGATAAGTTGCCATCTGGATCCGATGCAGCTCCCCACATTACATTAATAGTCTCACCACCCTTTACGCTTGATGGCACGCTTATTGAACTTGGCGCATTTGGCGCAGAGTTCCTTTGAGCTGCATCTTGACAGTTACTTTGACAGTATCCACATTGGCTATGTGTTTCGCATGATCCACATTGGCTATATCTTTCACATGATCCACATTCATCATCTTCGCATCTCTGACAATTATCCTGACATCTGCTGCATTGCCTTGAATGTTCGCAACAAGATGCTTCCCTTTGATAATTGCAAAATACTTCACAACCGCCATGGCATCCTTCTGTATTCATTGGACATCCGTGTTCTGCCGTTTCATTACACGCACCAACCGCTTGAGGCACATTTTCTTCGCCTATATCAAGCCCTAAATCCTTTATATCGTCCTCTTTTAGTGCCATTTTAACACCCCTTTCTTTTCCATTTTCATAATCCTATACATCTTTTCTATACATTTTCTTTCATACCAACACATTACATAGTCCTGCACGTGCAAGTCTTTATTCTTGAAAAAATTATTTATACTGCAACCGCCATCACATATCCTACGCTTAATACAATCGTCGCAGTATTCCTTTTTGCTGCATACAGCATTAAGCGCGTCAAAGCTATTTACAAGCGCATAACGCTTAGCATCATCAACTCCGCTATAAATATTGCCTATCTTAAACTTATCGCCTACATCAGGATTTTCTACCATTTCTTGACAACTGAATATATTTCCAGTAACTCCAATTGCAGCAAATCTATTAGCGCCTAAACCGCAGCGTCCACAAGCAGGCAACCCTTTGCCATCTTCTCTAAACTCGCCATCTTTTAACTTTGCAATCCTCTTAATTTCAGCCCTTGCTCTATCAAAGTGGCTAAAATTCATAGGTTTACGTCCAGCTTTTAATTCGTCTATATAGTAGTCGCATATCTTATCTAGCTCTCTGTCTAGCTCCTCTAACTCTCTCTCGCTCCAAGTGCTGAAGATGTTAGGTATAAAAAAGCTGTTAGTGTAGCCCTTACTAACAGCGAACATGTAGTTATTAAACAATTCTTTATGCGTTGGCGGGTCTATAGTCGCCCTAAATATCATATTTGGATGATACTTAAGTACTAAGTCTATTACATTCTCTAAGCTGTCGAAGCTTCCCTTGCCGCTGTGATAAGGACGATTGATATCTTGCGTCTTTTTATCGCCATCAATCGAAAAGAGCATACCGATATTATTCTTGTCGAAAAACTCCATAATCTCCTCAGTAAGCAAAGTGCCATTAGTAGTAAGAGACAGCTCAAACTTATCACCGTAAACGTCTCTAATCCACTCTGTAAGCGGCTTTATAATGTCATGATACCTTAGCATAGGCTCGCCCCCAAAAAAGTTGATAGACGGCGTTCTACCATCTGCAAAGGCGTTGCGTGCTAAGAACTTAGCTGCATCTTGCGCTACATCATAAGTAATCTCTTTAGGCTGTTGACAAACAAAACAATATTTACACTTTAAATTACATTTTTGCGTAACATTTAAAAAAGCCGACGAGATCAATGGCAGTTTTCTTTCTTCCGCCATTATCCCACCAGCCTTCTTTTATCTTCATCATAGTAGCCCCAAAATTCTTCACTTTCAGCTAATTTCTCAAACGTTATCAATCCAGTATTTTCGTCTAGTCCACCCATAGACCCCTGCGTTCCTAGCATCATTATCTTTAAATCCAAGGCCTTGATATCGTCCGCGTTCTTCTTTACAGTTTCATCACTTCGACCAGTTCCAGCTAAGTTAAGTAAATCTTGCTTAGTCGCCCATACTAAGCTATCATCAATTACAAACGTTACATTTCTGGCATCAGTAACCTTGACTAGTATGTCATTCGTTATACTTAATAACTTGTCAGTCTTCGCGCTAAACAAATCCGCAGCATCACCGCAGGCAATTACTCCGTATAAAATTTCGCCACGTTTTGGGTCTTGCGCATATAGACCAATTTCTTTGATATAAAAACGCTCCTCAACATCTTTATTCACTAAAGTGCTTCGTATTACTACGGTTCCATCGTTTTTATCAATTACTTCTGTTATAGGGAAATACGCTCTTGGGTCTATAAGAGTAGTCATTTCCTTTACTTGTTCCCTACTAATAGGGTCTCCTGCGCCTATACCAATCTTCGTAAAAGTAAGCGTTTCGCCTGCTATTAAGCTGGTTGATAGATGGTCGCCTAAATTTGTTGTGTGCATTTCATTAAAAAACATTCTCACCACATCCTTTCATTTTTGCATTAAAAAAGCACGACTATGCGCGCTTTTTTATTTTTATTTTTACTTCAAAATCTTCTTTTTCTGTAGGGCCTTGGATAACATACCTTTCTCTAAGTGGTTTATATGGTTTCGTGCTATAATTATAAGCTGAGATATAATAATTAGTTGACCACTTTTCAAACCCTTTCCATTGCGACTCAAAACTTATTTCCAAATTGTCGCTTATATAAGCATCAATAGCTAGACTTCCACTATCTCCTTTTTTAAAGTAAACATATTCATCGCTAGTATCACTTTTATCCTTTCCTGTTGATGCAGGGCCTACACCCCATCTAAACTCATAATATAACCCACTAGTTACATCGCTTTTAAAAGTTACTTTAACACGGATTTTGTTGTTCCACACTCTTTTATTTTTATAATAAACATCAGTAATATCTGGATAATACTCATAATTAGGAACATTTATTTTTACAATATCGTTAATATTCAATTAATCACTCCCCATCAGC